CCATGATATTGGAAATGAGGAGCATCTACCGGCGCTTCCGGCGGTTTCCATCTGCCACCCCAGGTTAAACCGAATGATTCACCGATTCCTCCCAATTGTGTCCAGTCGTTGACTTTATCCCCATTGGCATCCTTAAACGCTTCCCAGGAAGGCTGTAAACCGGGTTTTGGGCTGCCGTCCATTACAATGTCAACGGCAAGGAAGTAATTGTGCCAGGAATAGCCTGGTTTGGCATCTGTGACCACTTCCTTTTGGTTTATTACCTGCCAGACACCATTTACCAGTCTCCTGCCTTTGGCATACTCTACCGCCTGTTTTTCGTAGGTTCTGCCACCCACAAAAATCCCGATTTTCAGACCGGTCTGTATTGCCTTAATAAGTGTCTTTCTGACCATTACCTTGACAATCGGGTGAAGCATAGAAATTATCCTGGCGTCGTTCTCGGGTACAAACTGTTTTTCGTATGCCTGCAACCGTGCCATGTCAATGAGCAGTTTTTTCTCTTTCAAAAGCTTCAGTTCTTCTTCAATCTTTTTAATTTCGGCATCAGAAAATATTCCTAAGAAATTCATGATACCTCCTTTATTACGATGATACAGGTAAATCCACTTCAATGTTTTCTATAGTAATATTTGACCCGTTCTGTAATAACATTGAAGCAGGTGCAGCAATAAAACCTGCATTCAAAGCAGAACTGGCAACACCGGCAAACATATAATTAGCAACACCGAGAAAAGTGCAATGGGTTACTATTGGTACCGCAGTAGTTGCGGTAGAAATATAAACACCCACCGCATTGGCATGCCCTAAACGAAACAGGCAATTCTGGATATTAGGCGAGCAGGTTCCGGCAACACTGATTACATTCACGGCGGTGGTAACGACAAACAGGCAGTTTAAAAAATTCATGGCATAATCCGTGTCGCATAAAACAACGTCATCGTGAGAACAGTCAAAAAAATTCGCAGTATATGAAACATGCAATTTGTTCTTACCCGAAGGTCCCGTCATATAAACCGATGCGAAATCCGTGGGCGCAAGAATGTAAACGGCATCGGCTGATGTCGTTGTATCTCCTGTGTTCCATTCCTCTTTAACAACATTGACGTCAGTTAAAGCATTTGTGCCGTTAAGATACAATAACCTGTCGTTTCCATGAACTTCACTGCCGGACAGTTCCAGTATTCCGTTGACAGTTGTATCAGTGCTTATAGCCACAAACTTCGACTGTTTTATCCTGGACCCTTCAATTTTCACAGTGCTGTAATTTGTTGAATATATGGCTTGCTTGGTTGTAGACCTCGTTATCACATCGCAGTTCAGTAAAGTAACCAGTCCATTGGAAACGTATATGCCACCGTATACCATGTCAAGATTTGCGGCTGGACCAAGGTCTCCTATTTTACAGTTGATAAATTTCACTACTCCCGGAAGGGCAGGATTGGCAGAACTTATTTTTATCAGCCAATTATCTATTGTATAAGTATCGTTTTTTATCCTTATCGTCATATCAGAAAATTCAATGGTGGCACCTGCTGCAAGAGAACCGATATTAATCCATGAAATTGAATCTGACATTAAATCATACAAATCGTCAAATTCCAGTATGGTTTTATCAACTCCCTCACCGCAAATTTTTATATATCCTGTGGTGCCGATATTAATCTGGTACGGACAGGTATGAAGACCTGCCAGTAACTTTATAATATATGGGTTATCTGCTGTCGGTGTAATAGGCAAAGTAACAGGCATTTCACTTATCTGATTGGGAAAAATATCATAAATATTCTGATACTGCCCGCCATTCTTGCCGACTGTGATTACTTCGCCATTCAAAAGATTATTTACACTAAAGGAAAATTTCGGTCTCATATCCCAGATAGCAGTATCTGGCGATGTAGGTGTAGGACCGTCAACAATAACCTCATTATCATGCCGGACTATTACTGCCAGTTTCACTCCATGCTGACCGGCTGTCAATCCTGATATATCGGGATTCTTGATAACTCCGTCTCCTTCCTGATACACGAACTCATAATACCATTTTTCACGGTGCATTGTTTCGCCTAATACTCCGTCCTGCATTTCAGGGTCATCAGCAGAAACATATTCTTTCCTGTAAAACTTTACAAAAACCAAATCATACCGGTATCCTGTGGGATTGGGTGCCGTAATAGTCAATTCATAATAATCTCCGGTCAATGCATGCTCATATGTCAACGTGGGATAATTTGTAAGCACATCAGGAAGTTCCATTCTAATACCGGAAAATTCAGGTCCTCCTGTAGTTGGTTCACCTGCCTGGACCCATCCCCTTCCCTTATATATACGGATTTTGGTCGTGCTTGGCGTACCCGCTTCAAATACCTTGAATCCATCACCGATAAATCCGCAATTCACTATGTTATCTATGAATTGCTGTGATTCATAATTCAACATGTCCTGCATCTCGACAAATTCAAAATCAGCCGGATTTTTTCCTGGCTGAGCTATAAGAGTACTATAACGTTTTTCTTTCCAATAGTCATCATCAAAAAATTCTCTTTTACTTACAGTCATCTGTGCCTCCTGTTAAATTATAACTTCCCAGAGTATTCTTAAACTTTCCGATTCCAATAATGAATGGTCAGTTACCTTTGAATATGCAAACATATGCGGATATGCGTCGGAATCTTTAATGAATATAGCCACTTCACGGATTGTCTTAACTATTGTAGGACCAAAAAATCCTGTATATCTCAATATATTAGTAGGCTGAATAGTAACCTTAACTCCATTATTCAGGTCAAGAAAGTCAAGATAAGTAACAGGATTTGAAAGAAACGTAAGGTCTATAAGCCTGCCGACATTATGCAGAATAATTTCGTCATTGTTTCCACGGTAGACCCAGCCGATATATATAACTTTTGTTCCGACGGGAGTAGGCTCGGTTGTATTTGCTGTCGCTTTAATTTCTATGCTCCCGACATGGGCTGACCCATTAACAAGAAACAGATGGTTATACGGAGTCGCTCCGTTTGTAAGAGAAGCCAATGCTATATATTTGTCGGTAGAAGGGTCTATTGCGTCTATATAATAGTAATCCTGCGACAGCGTATCTATATAAACAGGAAAATCGTTATGGATAACTACTTGTTCGCTGCCGTCATCCCATTCCATCTGGAAATTATTACCTTGCGTAGGGTTCACGTCTTTGCCAGTCTCCACCAGACCGCTTCCTACCGCTATAACGAATCTTGCCGAAGGGAGCAAATCTTTCAAAACACTTGCCATCTGCACTTTTGACGATACCGCTAAATCAATTGAACTTGGATTTAATCCGCTCATATTTCACTCCTTACAAGACATATTCAGGTAAACTCGGGGACCCGAATCCGAAGTCGCTTGGTCCCACAGAAACCGGACTTCCAAATGGCTGCATGCCAAATCCTAAAATACTATCAGTTAATGGAATCATTCTCGTGCTTTCGTCTTTTAATTTATATGCTACTAACATCTCTATATCCGTTATAATTATCTCGTAATATATTCCAGCTGGTTTTACGAATCTCTGTAACGCTGGAATCACGTATTGTTCAACCTGTCCTAATTCATCAGCATTGATTCCTCTTAAATATATCTGGACGCCAAAAAGGAAAAACCCAAGTACGCCAAGGTCAGGTATCCAGGGATGGTTGCCATTCCAGACATTGCCCAGTATCTCATAACATGTATAAGTAACGTAATACGTCTGTCCTTCGTCAGGTTCGTCTCCTCCGCTCCCAAGCCAATGTATAAAATAATCATTGGGATTAGCAGGTATTTCATAATCAACACCTTCGGTATAATCGGTTGAAGTAGGAGTTAACCCTACACGTGTAATGCTATATACTCTGCCTTTAAGTACATCATCAGATGTATCTCCTCTGACCACTTCTTCTGTTGCCAGCAGCCCTCCAGCTCCCATGAATTTGAACGACGTATTCTGCCAGTCATAACCCACCATGTCTTCCGGTCTTTTCCAATATTCCACTATATCCACTTCGGCTGTTGGAAAATAAGCATGAACGGTATCAATGATGTTCTGATTCGTAGAATCCTGCAATGCAACTTTGACAAGTGCTATGAGAAGGTTCCTGTATTGAGTAATATTAAAATCAGAAGTAAATACCTGCCCTAATTTGACTCCCCATATGCTTTCTATAAATTCATCCCTGCAGGTCATTATATTCTGGTCATTTTTCACACGGGTAAGTTCTTCGTCCAATAACTGTAACTGTTTTGAGTAAACAAATAGCATCGCCAAGAGATTAGATGCAGTTAATTTTGTAGGAATGAATTCTCCCATAATATCCTCGCAATCCTCAATCTTTTATGCAAATCTTACGACTATATTATTTTCATCTCTTACCGGTGTAACATATAAAGAAAAACTTCCATCACCCAAAGCATCTGTTTCAGCGTTTAATACGCCGTTTATATAAACCTGAACGTGAACATTCGGAACCCCCGTGTTGCCTGTTAATAATAGTTGTTTATCCAGGAACACAAACCTATCCGTGCTTAAAGCGTATATCTTCGGATTCAGGTCTGTCAACATCGCATTAAAAAATTTGTTTGTCCGTTCTTCAAAAGTAGCGAATTTAAGAAGCATTTTCTACTCCTATACAATTCTGTTTATTGTAATTGTTCCAGCACGAGGATATTCGTTTCCACGCAATTGTATCGTATTAACCAGATATTCAGTGCTTCTGCATAACCTGCTCAATGGCATCAAATCTGCCACACCCGGCGTATCGTGTATGATATTGATAATGTCTCCATACACAATGAGTGAGCCTATTTCTTTGGCTTCGATGTAATCGGTAATGCTATTGATTATGCTGGTTTGAACGTCAGCAAACACATACCCAGACGCTATTTTAATGGCTCCGGTTACGTCAATAAACGTTTCAAGGGCGCCACGGACCAAATCATCTATGCCGGCACGATGATACGCATCGCTGTCAAGCAAATCCTGTATATCATTAAACAACTTGTTATATACATAACTGATTTTTATAAGGTCGCCGGGAGTCGGAATATCGGGATAAACAAACCGCAACTTATCCAATGCACGTGTTGAGTTTTGGAATAATCCGGTATCTTTCACCAACTCGTATTCGTCAGACGGTACCGTCACGTAAGGACCGCTTCCTTCGCTTATTTCCACTGATACAATACTGATTACAGGCTGTTTAAGGAACACGTAATCGCCGGCATAAACATATTCTTCATTGATAACTTCACCCTCAAAACCCGATTCAGACTGAATGTATATATCTACTTTACCGCCTAATCCACCATCACGAACCATAACAGAATCTCCGACATCGGCTATGTAAGCATCAATCACATTCGGCTGTGCCAGCACGAGACCTCTTATTCCATTTACAGTGGCAATATTCCTTGCCTTAAAAACATCTATGAGCCGCTTGGCATAATCATCGTTAGTTTCCTGGTCCTGACCGCCTGTTGTAGCAACAATATTTGTTACACCGTCTACATCAAGCGTATCAATCAATATTACAATAGTGTTTGCACTGACATTGCCAAGCAATCCGGCATTATCAGCTTCTATCGGCACAAGAACATATAACTGGCTGGCAAGAATTGTCACTGCTTCCGTGGTAGAAAATGTAATTTGCTGGTTATTTGTCAGAGTAGGCATCGTGGCTATTTTTGTCCCTACTGGAATGGTTACAGAATATCCTCTGGCTATGTTCATATAAAACTTGGCTGTACCAGATGATTTTGTGGCAGGAAGCCTTGGCTTGCTGTAATTTACACCGATTGCATCCAATTCAGCATCTGATAATTCACTGACATTTTGCAGCATCTGGATGAGCGAAATATGCCTTGCCGTATTATATTCATCAACGAGTTGCCTGGAAGGAACATTAATATAAAGGTCTCGTGCCGCCGATTTGGATACATCAAGGTTAGGTAAAACCGTATTATAATCAGATTGAAGTTCCTGAGAAATTGTATCAAAATCTTTAAAATATTGGGTAGGATTATACTTATAAGTGATATAGTATGCTTGACCGGGAGAAGGTTCGGCTCCGGCAGGAGACCAACTGATAGTTGACCCCACTATCCTGTAATCTATTGTTACAGTATAATCGCTTGTGTTTGCTTTAATACCGACACGAACAACTTCTATCGGAGTATAAAGCAACTGGTCGCTTGTTCCGGCAGTATTTCCTCTTATTATCCTTTGAGTTATTTGGTTAATTACTGACGTTATCTGCATAGTATACTCCTTTTATTTTACGCTAACAGCAAACGCTTTTTCTAATCCTCTTGCTGTGGTCAACACAATATCAAATTCTATTGCTTTAAGAGATATTTGTTTGAGAACAATGGCATCAATTGTCGCTATCTGTTCATAAGCCGATAAGACCTGTATCAACGATTGTGCGTTCTGTTGGTCAATCATATGCTTTAATCCCATATATATATCCTTATTAAGTATCATTTCTGCAAGGTCCCTTGGCAATGCCTTGCCAAGCAAATCTATCACACCACAACCTTCGTTGACGTCAAATTTATTGTCTCCATGAGACGTAACCATTAACCGTTGAAGGTCTTGATTTAACTTATCATATCCTTCAAGAACAATAACATCTCCCTGTAAATCAACGACTACATCACCGTTATCTAATTGCAGGTCGTACGACATTTGCGACCTCCTGATGTTTCATGTCATATTTATCTTTGACTATAACAAACGTCAAAATTGAAAGCCATAAAATAAGCACAACAGTTATTAGTTTCATTTTTTTAGTATCTTAATTAGCACGTTACATAGAATGCCAAACACAAGAACTGCTGCCAAGAGCTTATAAGGCACATTGTTTGGTTTACTCTTTGCCACCGGATGGACAATTTCTATGGATACGCTTGTCAGTTCATTTCCGCTATATTTTTTGACTGTCTTTGAGTATTCGGCATCTGGATATGATTTCATTCCGATAGCTTCTTCAACTACTATAAAGGGATTATTGTATCTTTCCAAAATCTTCACATTCAGATTGTTGCCTTCTAAACCTTTAACAGAATTACTGCTGATATAAATATCCGCTCCGGCATTAGTGGCATTTATAAATGAACCGCTACCGCTATCGCCAAGTTTACAACCTGCAAATAATACAATAGGCAATAATATTAACATAAGACGTTTCATTGTTTCTTCTCCTTAATTCTCTGTCTTCACCGTATCACTTATTAGTTTCATATAAGCATTGCCGTTGTTCCTGGTGGCGTCGTATTTATAACCCATACCGTTTTTGTAAATGTATCAATTGCTGACGATATTTGCTGTGCCTTTGAATCTTCCGTTCCTCCTATCACCATGAATATAGCCGTAAGTGCAGAAATCAATACTGACGTTGCAGGCGGAGTAAGCGGATTAACTGCTACCGGAGGAACAACAGAAAACACAATTGGCGGTGTCAACCAAAACAATGTCAAAGCATTTGCCATTGCCAATGCTGCTAAAGCCGCTGTTCCGGCATCTACATTTTCAAAATAAGTTTTAAGAGTATCTTTCATGGCAATTTTAGCACTATCTGGTATTGTCGGGCTATATATGAATCCTTTCGCATCTCCTGCATAATCTACGTAAGCATCAACCCAGTTCTGTGCCGCATCTTCATATGTTTCCGCTTTTTCAGTCAATAAATTCTTTATATTCGTTTTTAACTTATTCGGGTCTAATACCATTATTCTAAAGCTACCTTTTGAGAAAATGCACTATTTGGCACTGGTTGAGATGGTGGTCCGCTTGGTCCTACGCCTGTCGGATGGGTATGGGTTTCCAGCCATTGTTTAATTTGATTACCCAATACACCCGGTTCACTGGCGTTATTTTTGCCAAGATTTATTTTTTTACCCGATGCGACAATAGCTGTAATATTTCCATCCTTATCTAAAACAATGCTATTATTTCCTCCAGCATTTATCGTAGTATTGTCAGACGATATATTAAGATTTTGTATTCCGGTAACAGTCAAATTGCTATTCTCGTCAAACAAAATATCTACTATGCTGCCTTTGGTAAAACCATCACTTGCATCGAGTCCGTCATTGAGTTTTATCCGCATCTTTCCATCTTGTTTCATGTATATGAGAATACCCATCTGTATCTTATTCACGGTTTTTATGTCAATTTTATTGGCGTCAAGGATAAACGCAGGAACATTACACGAAGGACACTTTTCCACTTTCAATCCATTTAACGTCGGATAAAGCGTACCGCTTACATATCCGTAATTTGCCGCCCAGTCAGCAAATGTGGATACTACCTTGCATACCCTGCATTTTGCCTTTGGTATCATATTCCGCAGAATAATTTCTCCGCTTTTAAAATCCTGCGGCATATTGGATTGTTGTTTAAACTGTTTCCATGACGAATCCAACCCCATAAAGTTTGGAGGAATATAAGCAATGATAACAGGAAACTCATATGGTCTTGTAAGACATACTACAATGCCATATTTTCTTGGCATCGCATAAATTCCCCAGCCCTGCTCGCAGAATGGCATTGATAATGGCACTTGGCGGCGTCCACCGGATTTGTCAAGCCATTGCAGTGAAACCACTGCCTTATCTTCATCTACGTTAATAATAGTTGCCAATCTTAAACCTTTGTATAGTTCAAGATTATCTTTATCGCCAATATTTGAAAATATATTTTTCATTTTATATGACTAACTCCTGTTTCTATTCCAGGAATATCTAATGGAGTATTGATTTTTGCTGATGATATTCTATTTTGCAGAGAAAAAGCATCGTTCACAGGAAAAACATTTCTTGTTACCGGTCCAGCCACTGTCGCTAACTTGAACAGATTTATTGAATTTTCCGGCTGTCCGAAATATTTTTTCATCAACGCCATTAACTCTTCGTGGTCTTGCTCTGAAAATGAATATCCAACCATAAAATGTTTTCCCCATCGGCGACCATGGGTCAAAGTCAGCGTAGTAGTAAAACTTCCACCTTGTGTATATTTATGGCTTATTCCGCTAATATAATAAACCGGCAAATTATCTATCAAATCACCGCCGTGATAAGTCGGAGTCAATCCAGATTCTATTCGTGATATCATCTTGGTTGCATCAGAGACAGTTTCTGTTACATTGGATAAAGCCAGTTTTTTTATTACATCATTCAAATCACCCACAAACGCTACCGTATTACAAAGATATAATTCAGGTGTCCCTGGAATCTCTACAGTCGCTGATTTCAGTTCATAATTTCTACGGTTAATCCATGCTCTTGCATATAAATTTCTCGCTTTGCGTGTAATATCTGCCATGGGACCCTGTTGCACTCCTATGTCTGTACCGGATAAAGCAGGTATATTTTTAGTTCTGAATCTAAGACCATATCTTTGAATAATATCATTAGGAGCCCGGGCAAAAGCCGATAAGAATTTTGCTATATTTTCCATCTGCAGTATTTGAGGTTGAGATACTATTTCCACCGAAGTTACCACGCCGGTTTCATCAAACTTATGACTTTCCGATAAAATCTCTCTGTCCTCAATGAAATATTTCACGTTTGCCGGATTCCAATTATAGAACGGCGGATGATAATTTATTGCCCCGAAGTTATCGGCATAAAATTCAAATTCCATTATATCTGATATTTCCTTGCATATGTCCCAACGATACTTGTAATCACTCTCCCATAACTTAAACGCATTCTTAAAAGTAATTACATAAGGACGCCAACATTTTGTAATCAAATCATCGTATAAATTCAGTTTTATTTTATCCAATTCCCAGGGCATTCTGATTAAAGATACCCCTCTATGTGTAAATATATCTCTTGCATCATTTTTTTCTACCTTATCCTTGGTTGATTGCCAAGAATATTGACCTGTACTGTTGTCAAATTCTACATCATCTTGAACTTCTATATTGGATACACCACCCCAATGACCAGGATATCCTACCACCAAACTACGAATATATTCAGAAGGCGACTTAAACGGAACATCCGCCGCTGAAAATATGGTCTGCCAGGGAGAAACTCCCAATTCTTCCAGCCGATAGCTTGGGTCAAGGGAAGGGTCCAGGTTCACTCTTGATATTCTTAAAGCATGCCCGGAATCTTCACAGTCTATTGTAACCGTATAACTCGGACTTTGACCGCCGGTATAACTTACATTAGTTGACTTAATAAATCCTGTAAATCCAGAGACATAATCACGGGGGAAACATGGAATTCCAATTACATTTTTTATAGTGTCTTTTTTCGCTATTGTATCCGAATACCTTTTTGAAAACCATATTTGAATCATATCATGTGGCAGTAATGAACATTCACGCTTATCTACCTGGTTTCCTATTATCTTAAAAATATTCAATTCCCTTGGAGACACTTGTTTGAACTGGGAACTTTGTTCCTTAAATTGTTCATCCAGATTCCACATATCATTGTCTTTCAAAGCATAAAGTATATTTTCATAAAATCCATTTTCTCCTAGAGGCAATCTTATTGTGACGGATGCATTGCCAACTCCATTTCTTAAAATTGTGGTCTGCGCTGAATATACACCAACTGCTATTTCCAGCAATAAAGGTTCATAAGTCGCCCTTACTGTAGCTAAAGCCCTTTTTTCGCTTTCAATTTTTATACCGAGATAATATTTGTCTGTTCCCTGCAGAGATTTTATTGTCTCGGTATCTGCCGCAAAAGTTTTTTGTAATAAGGAAACATCATTGGCGTCGCCATTACTGAATCCCTGTTTATAATAGTCAATTAGATTCTTAAAAAATATATTCGGTTTATAATTAGCAAACGCCTTTTTTAATATATCGTTGGAAATATGGGTTTCGCCTGCGTCAACATTAGCAACCACTCCGATTTCTGGAACGACAAGTCTTTTCACGAATACCCTGCAGTCAGGATGATGTTCAGCTACATAATACATATTAGTAAAGTTTCACTCCCCAACCTTTTGAAAAATTGGTATAATCTTTCAGGTCATCTCCGGTATTGACCGGTTTCGCAAATTTATCGGCAAGTTTCGCTATTGAAGTTACAATGGGAACACTAATCAATTCAACCACGGTAAACGTAAAATCGTAGGTTATAATGTATGGTCTTTGCTGGACAACATTATATGTAAGACCATTGAAATATCCTCGTAATGCCTGCCCTTCATACAGCATAGTTATTATTGGTATTGATTTAAAAGGTTTCCGTGGACTATATCGTCCCTGAAAGCAATAATCTTTGAACAGATTAAACGCCTGCAAAGGAACATTACTCAATCCGAAATATCCTGTTTCCGCTTTGACTTGTATGGTTTCAAGGTCAGGACCCCAGAATTGGACAACGAATCCGCCTTTCGTTATCTGTTTGCTTAATAAAATATTTTTACTGACTGTAATGCTCTGGGGATTGATAAACAGAGAAATCACAGGATTCTTTATCATTGTAACAACAAAATCTATTGATTCAAAAATATCATAGACTTTTTGTGCGGTAGTATCAAGTGAACTGGGATTCAAGAAATTATATAGCGCCGTTGTCTTATCAGAAATTCCTTTCACTCTCCAATCAATGGAAGGAACAAGGTCAGTGAATGACATCTTGGTTTTTACGCCTGCAAGTAAATCAGCCATAAAATCCCCTAGTGAATAACCTGAAATTCGTCGTATTGTCTTTTAACTTCTGCCAAAGTTTCTTCTTTATGTCTATCCATAGCCTTGCTTAAACTGGCATGTATATCAGCACCATCAATATGAATATGAGTATCTCCAACATTGACAACAGTTGACGTTCCGCCTATTGATTTCAAACCTTTCATATATTTTGAATATTCACCAATACCAGTCGGTATTATTCCAACGTTAGTATCCATTCCCTTTGTCATCATTTCACTTGTTATTTGTTCTCTTCCTCGAACAGTTTCTGCCAATTGTTCTCTGGTTAATTGTTTTCCCCATCTACCTTCCAGTTGATTTCTTATCCATTCTATTGCTGAAGCTGTTCTTTCGGCATATGTTTTTGTTAAATCAAAAGTATCTTTCATGTCTGCTATAGTTATGGGCGGTGCCATAGCTTTCTTGAGTTTTTCAGGGTCCGTGAGGGTTTTTACGGCATCAAGTAATGGAACCTGGACTCCTGTTAATTGTTGTAATATTAATTGAGCCTTAACAGCCTTGTCTCCTTCTGTACCACCTGCCGATAATCCAGTTATCAGTTTATCCATCCCTCTGGCAAGTTCATCGGATTTATTTTTGTCTCCCGCTGCCCGTTCCAAAGCAAGTATATCATCCGTTAGACTTCTTCCGGTAATTCCCAATTTTCTTGCTTCTTCCGGGGCAAATCTACCCATCATCGCTGCAACTGCCCCTTGTTGAGGCAAAGACCACATCGCTGGTGTAGTAAGACGTGTAATATTTTCCATTGTAATAGTGCCTCTTCTGATTTCTTCTGAAAACGAATCCATCATTATCATCGCACTTTCTACTGAACCACCGTAACGACGGGTTGTTTCTATAGCAGACGTCATTTCCGTGATGTATCGTTGCATATCAAGGGCGCTTTTTTGTCCATGTCCTGCTATTTCAAGAAATATATCTCCCAAGGCTTTACCCTTTAAATCAAATGCTGTAGCGAGTGTACCCAAAGATTTAACTGTGATGTCCATTCCTATTCCAAATCCTCTGAACATTCCTCCGGCTAACTCCGCTGCTTCTTTAACTGTGCCTGCGCCGCCAACTCCCAGCGCAGCCAATGGAGCAACAGCTTTTGCCATTTCCTCTCTTAACATACCCCATCTATTTGCAATAGTGGTAAATTCAGCATTAAATCTATTCATTGCCTCGGTATTTTGAGAATAACTTATTCCCGTTCTACCAAGAGTATATATAACCTCTCTCTTTGCCTTTATGGAAGCATCATATGCCTGTGCTACAGCTATTGCAGCTGTAATAACCAGTGTTGCCGGACCTAAAAACTTGGTCATGGTTTCGCTAAATTTGCTCATAGCCGAAGAAGCCTCTTCTATATCTGTTTTTAATTCCTTTAATTTTTCCTGTTCACGACTTCTTACAGCAATTAAATCCTTTACTATTGAACTTTCTTGGTCGCCCATACTAATTGATTTTGTCCGATGAACTATGTTTTCTTGAAGGATTTTTGCTTCATTTTTCATTGCATCTATATTCAGCTGGCTGTTTTTGATTGACATTCCTATATGATGGACTAATTCAGGCATCACCTTGCCACCCAGCATTCCGAAAGCGGATATTAACCCTTCAACGCTGGTTGTTGCCCCTTTTATATTCTGACCCAGTTCATTTATCATTCTTGCCGTCGTATATACTACTACATTGGTTTTTTCAAGTATCTGCATGAATTCGGAAAAAGAATAATGTGCTTTATGCATTGTTTCCAGCATAAGACCTAATGAACTATATCCTGCCTGTTGAGCCATAGCCATCTCGTTCAGCGTCTGTACATAGTCACGCATCGATTCCATTTTTTCTTTTATATCTGACCCGCTAATCTCCGGTGGCATTATTTATTCTCCTCAACTTCAAATCCCTTGTATTTTCCGCCTGATGCTACAATTTTATCGAACTCCGTTGACATTATCTTATGAATTTCTATCTGTTCTCCATGTGTCCCATGTACAGTATAAGAAACATCTGGATTTTCTTTATTCGGTTCCTGACCCACATATCCTTCCCTTGTAGGAGTCTTCGGTTTATCTTTTTCTGGACTTCCCACAAATATCTTAATGGCAATATCTATAATAGTCTTGATTTTTTCATTCGTTTCTTTTTCATCTTCAAGAACATTATTTATGCACACTCGCCATTGTGTCTTTGACATCGACTGTATCAACGGGTCATTCGGTGTTTTTCCCAAAGCCCGCAATACCTTCCACCTTAACCGGAGGTATGCGGCTGCTGAAAATTTCCTTTATCAAGTTCCTCTAAAGCCTTATTCGCTTTTTGTTCTAACTGTTCATACTTGAAATAGAAATAATCAATGACGTTCCTCTGCCATTTGCGGATTGTCTCACGTGCTTTTTCAACCGGCTTCATCTCATCTCTCTTGTCCTGCGGAATAAGTTCCAGCCAGGTATGACCGTCAACGGAATCAATAGCACGGGCAAGTTTTTCAACTTTTAATAGATTAAGACGTGTGTAATCATCGAAGGCAGGGGTTGACTGTAAAGCACCTAAGAATTCGTCACCGTCAAGGGTATGCCACTTAATCTTTTTCCCGAAGACAACGATTTCTTCCGATAACTTGTTAAAAAAAACTAGTTCCTCAATTGGATTAGCCATGATGTTTATCTCCTTTGAATTTGTTTTTGAATTCCTTTACTATGTTACTACTTCAACGCTTCCGCTTGCAATCTGTCTGCCCTGCGTATATTTCACATACTGTGCGTTAATATCCGCAGTCTCCGCTACAAGCAAATCTCCACTGGCAACTATTGGTCTGGTATATCTAACCACCCAGCAGTTGATATACTTGGATATCATTATTTCCGAACCAGGCGTTGTTCCGGCAGGAAATATCTCGTCGCATTCAATTTCAAAACCGACAGGAATATCGGCAAGAGAAAATACTGTTGCCATGTTTCCGTCTGCGCCGCCCGTTGCTTGTTTCTGACCAAGCCAGTATTTCAATGCTGCTTGTGTTTCTGCAAGAGTTAGTCCGGGTGCCGCTGTAATGGACGCAAGGTCATTACTTTTCAATGCATTAGCGATAATATTGATGAGATTGCCACCATATATCGCTATTTTTGTGCAAGCAAGAGTTACAGCCGCTGGCTGTGCCGGAACTATGTCTATCGGACCAACTGTCCCCACCTCATACTGCGGATTCGCCGGTCTTGCCTGTGTCTCGGTTATATTGCGAATATACCCGATAATCCAGCTACCAATCTTGATTTTAATGTTGGTAGATATGACCGCATTATTAACTGGTTTTGCTCCCGTGATATCTGGCATTTTTCTTCACCATCCTTTTTTTTAATTTTTACTAGGCTGCTAGCCCTATATCCACACTGAACTTTATATTTATATCCCTGACCTTGGTTACTGGAAGATACGTGAATGCTATTTCCCATTTACGCAGGCTGCCCGATTGCCTGTTTGCAGATACAGAACCTTTTCCTGCTATTGTTCCATCGCCAACTCTCTGGTCCAGACAATCTTCGGTATATGCCTTCAATTCAGAACTTACCGAGTTTGTTCCTCTGGCGCCTTTGAATTTCTTTTCAATCTGATTCCTCAAAGTCATGATGAGGATATCCCTTGCTTCGACGGTATTGATATCAACTTCAATTTCGTCGCTTGTATTCGTGGTGATATCGTCAACGACCTTGATTATGCTGGAAAGTTCTTCGGAAACGCAGACTCCGCCGTCAACGAGATTGTCAACGTCAATGTCTCCCCATCTCGTATTGAATCCGATGAATCCGCCTACGATGGGTCTGTTCATCATCGGGTCCGAGATGAACTGCGTGCATCTGAACGCTGCCAGGCTGACCGCCTGGAAACAACCGTCAAGAACAACGTTCTCGCCGCTAATGACACGGATTGGGTCATAGTTTCCACAGAGAACTTCTCTGCTGTCAAGCAAAGCTGTCGCTTCATTTATGAAATCATCCGCTCCAATCTCCGAACCTGAACCGCCATAATTCTTTTTGCCGGTATAAAGCATGCGTTCCTTGCCGAATTCCTCGCTTGCCATTTTATGACAATGTGCAAGTGCTAACGCTTTTACAGCGTCAAATTCGTCTATCGCCAACGAACCAAGCAATGGAACGATGTAGTAAGGATTTACTGAATTTACCGGATTTTCCAGTTTAGTAAAAGCAGCTGTATATCCAGCCTCATCATTGGTCACAACAGGACAAATAATCACCTGTCTTACTCCGATATTAAAAGCAATCTGTGCCGCTTCCGACAAATAAGATGCAACATCTAAAACTCCGCTAGTAACATTAATCGCACCTTCTTTCGTCGCCACTTCATCAAAATTATCCGTGAGATACGGAACGTAATCAGTTTCTTCGTCCTTTTCGTAAGTGTAGGTCACGTAATAAGTCGCTCCCGTTGTCGGTTCCTTGGCTCCAACGCCGCTTGGCGACCAGTCTATCTTGCCATCAGTTAAAAGATAATCTATCGTGGCTACATAGTTCTGTGTCCCTTTGTAATCACCCACTTTGACAATTGCAGCAGCAATATGTGCCAGCGTATCCTGTCCGCCGGGAGAACCTTTCACAACTGCTTCCTGGATAGTAAAACTGTCGCTTCCAGGACCTATAATCGCCATTACTCTGGTACCGACTGCAACTGGGCTTGCTGCAGGCGTTCTTACAAACTGACTCGTAACACGTGGTCTGGGCATTTTTCCTTACCTCCTTATTCTTTTTTACTACGATTGAATCATTTCTTCAGGCAGAACCGCTTCCGCCTGAACTGTTATACCTTCAACGGTATCAAGATAATAAACAAGCTGCCTGAATTCCGTTGCACAACTTACCGTCATCTTGCCGATATATAATTTATCAGCACCAAAATCCTGCTGGGATGTTCCACTATACGATACGTCAAGAATAATTACCCCTTTGACCATTATCTCTCGTTTTTTAGAAAACCAGAGCATTGCCCATAACTTGTCAAGAACAATCTCTCTTTCCACCGGAGATAACGTTATAACAAATAATTCCGTCCTGAAATCAAAGAATCCGCCATATTGTTCTGCAGTCGGCGTCTTGCTGATAAAACTAAAATTGCTTGCCGGAAATATTCCATATGGTCCTATGTTGGTTCCGGTAAGTTCAATGTATCTTACCGGCGGATTACTCGAAGGAACTTCTTTGACCTTAACAACCCATTCATATGGGTCAGTCGCAGGGTCGCCATTATATTTCACGGTTATTTCAGTATCAACAGGGACAATGTTACTAATGACGAATTTTCTATATATAGCCGAACTGACATTTTTATCTTCTGTACCCGAGACCCCAAAGTATGGAATTGCTGCGGCATCTCCTATTCCCATGCGACGGTTTTGCCCGGGAACTGCATTCACTATAATGCTGGGATATTCTCGTATCTTATAATTCCAGCTGTCAAGGACCTGCGGTATATTTATTCTGTTTTGAATATTGTTGTCGGTATAATATAATTCTTTATCCTTGTTAAATCCGTCACGGATTTCATTACAAAGAATATTTGTAACCGCATAAGTCAAAAGAAATCTAGAAGGCATTAGTAATACCCAGCTTCTTGATTGAATTTTTTGTTGTCCGTGTTCCCTGGAGCAACAGCAAACTGACCGTATAGTTGCTTTACCATTTCTTTGGTTACGCCATTTCTGAAATCTATCATATTCCCATTATCGAATGGCGACCCGACATTGTATATCGGCGCCGTAAAGTCAAGAAGGTCAATATCAAAACTCTGTAAAATTACTGCGCCTTGCGGAGCAACCGGAGATACTGCCTTAATCTGATATCTCTGCGTGAATGCCTGGATATACTCATAAGTAATATAATAAGTCGCTCCAATCGTAGGCTTGCTTCCGCTTGCCAGCCATATGATTTTATCCCCTGCAATAGTCGTTAGAAATGATTCTAATGGATAAGTAATTGTGTTGTGTATTCCGGTCTGGCTTATCGTAATAACGAAGAATCCAGCATCTGCGCCGGCACCAGCCACCAATACAATGTCTTTTAACCCAGTCCACGCCAAATCATTCTGGACTTTTACGTTCATTCCAGCAATTAATCCGGCGTTTAACGCAAATGGCTGGACTCCCGTCCCAAGAAAGATTGGTGGCTTTTTACCCAATAATCGGAGAGTCCTTGTATCTGCTATTGGTACCGCTGCTGATTCTTGAAGGACAAGTTCTCCGCCATTCAAGATGAAATCTGTGCCTTCAAAATAATCCGACTGTTCCGCATTTTTGATGTTGGATATTTTATACACAGTCATGTCGTTGATATACCGCAGTATATCCGAATCAGAACTGTAATTGCCTCTTATAACCGGCTCATCAACAACTCTTAATTGACCGCTTACCGCTATAGCCATACGCCTTATAAGAAAATCCCTTTCTTTGAGCATTGGAAAATTCAATGTCCAGGGAGTCGCTATTTCCTGCAACTTTAGACCCAACTCGCTGATGATTTTCGTTCTAGGCACTTGCGGAAACTGAACAAGTGCTTTTCCCATATAATCATATCCGCCGACATATTTTGTTCCATGACAAACCGGACATGAACTAACTGCCGACTGCCTGTTCGGGTCAACACAGGAACACATCTCGCCGGACTGTTTCTGCCGGTAAAAAGCAACTTGCTCGCCAAACACTTTCAGACCAAGGAACAATTTGTTCTTTACCTGGTCATATATAAGGTCATCTTCAACTGCTTCATCGGGTTCGTGCTTATACCGTTCAATCGGATTAGGGAATTTACTGGTTTCCATATCAGTAGTTCCAGCTGGTAATGAAAAGGGTGTCTCTATAAATGGTTTATTTATGCGAGGCATTATATTAACCTTCCTAGTATCCTTGATTCCCAACCTTCACCTTTCATCTCTTTTCCCCAGATAACAATACAGTCAAAACCATACTGCTTGAATCTGTTTATTCTGTCCTGCGGATTTTGTCCTTTATGCCAAAAGTCTCCATTAACCTCAACGACCTGTTTCTTGCCATTGATGTTAATGAAATCTGGATTCATATTGCTTATCCAAAGGTCACCATTGCCAACATACCTATATGGAAGATTATGCTTCTTAATCAATTCAATGAACTTCCTTTCAATATCCGTTGGCTTATTGACCTGCAATATTTTTTTCATAATTTCCGGTGGTCTGGAAACGCCACGCTTACTGTCAGCAATCAGTCTGTTGGCTTTGAGATTGTTCTCACGCCATACCGGATTTTTGCTACGTTTAATACTTGCCTGTTTTATATTCATCTTTCCTTGTTCAGAACGTGGTTTTGAAAGATGTAAAGCACTCTGATTAACTCTTTCATCAGTTTCTTTTGTTAATCCTTTATTCCAAGGCACATGCCCACATTCAGGTCTTTTTGTTCCCAACCATTTTTGTCCTGCTATTTTATTTCCTATACATATTTTTTTATACCAATCTTTTTTGTTTTCTGGGTCCGAATAATATTCTTTACGAACTTTTTTCATTACTTCTCTTTGCCTTGCAATTGATTTAGGGTTATTTTTTGCTTCAATATATTTTATCCTTGATTCCTCATCAACCAATTGCGCATCGGGAAATCGACGCAAGTATTCTTCCGACGATATTTTGTGAATAAATTGTAGATGACATCCAATATGTTTCAACTTTTTTCTACAAATTCTACATTCCATAAAATTACCTAATTCTCATCATTCTGGGACTGTAAGTTCGAATTTTAAACGGTAAATCGCTGGTCAATATTCCGCCAGGCGACACTGTAATCATCACAGAAGCCAGTTTTGCCTTATGCAATCTTTCATTATAAGCAGTGCGTTCAGCAGTAGACACTGAAACATATTTTTGGGAACGGTCAATTTGAACTGATACGCCGCCAAAACCAAATTGAAATTCTTTCGCTACTTCTAATCCTGCCCTGCTTGAAAGTGCTTCAATCTTTGCTCTTATAAGCACAAGACTTCTCCAGCCAGGTGGCAAGTTTTCCAGATTATAATTTGAACTTGGCGGTTCCGTATTAACATCATCAAGACCAACATTGATATATTCGAGCAGTTGTTCATCAGTCCATCGTTTCATACGTGGGTCAACTGGAATATCCATCAAATAAGATTCCCTTAATCTCGCAATTAAATCCTCAAATGCCAGCGAATAATTTGAAACAATATTTGATATAGCACTTTCTGCCGGAGTCGCTCCGCTTTTCCACGTGGTCACATAATAACTCACATAGTTGACAGTTCCCATCAGTGTTTCATCAAGATATGTGGTTATAGCATCATCAACTTCTGCCAATTTTACGTCATTGCGATAGATGAAATACTTATCAAACAGGTCGCTTCCAACCGGAGCAGTCCAAGTCAACTTTATCTGTAAAGTGTTCTGATTAGTTGCTTTGTTCTGATAAGAGCCAACGACATTAGTCGGTGGAAGCAAACTCATACAGGTCCATCTCCTTTATCTTTTCCTTTATCTTTTTCCTCTTCTTTTAAACTTTCTTTTAATTTGAACTTAAACAGATTCTCACGAGTCGAGTATCCTACCGTAAGACATGTAAGAAGTATTTCCTGCAACTTTGCATAAACTACCGGTCTCAATTCTATTCCAATTATATCCGCAAACATGTTGATGTATGTGCCGGTATATTGCAGAAATGCTTCACGAATACCAGGTTCCTTGGAAAGAAAATCACGAACCCGGATAAAGTCAATAGGAAATTCTTGGAAAATTTTAATAATTTCCTGCTCACTTATAGGTTCAGGATTGACGAAACTTAATGGTTTAAGTTGTTTTTCGCTCATTTATTCCCCGATAACAATTTAATAATCGTATCCAGCCTATCCAATGTCCTCTGCTGTAATTCAATTGCCTTTGGCGCATAACATAGAGGAGTTCCTTTTTCATCGGTTTTACTTAAAGTCTCATGAATAGAACTTACGGTTGCTTCCAAATCGTGAAAGTTTATTGGATTATTCCCAATTGATTTCCCATTCTTTTTTGTCAGAGCAATTATCAACGACTTGATTATCTCTGTGCCTGCATTCGCAATTATCATAATCAATGCAATTATAATATAAGCAGACGCAGGTAGCGTGCTAGGTAAATTTTCCATGCAATACCCCTTTCAACTCTTTCATGCAATTGCTACGAATCTATTAAAAAGAGACTTTACTGGATTATATTTCCGCCAGTTGCTTTCGCTACGCTAAATGGCTTAAATTCCCAGCCGTCTATGCTCGTGATATCCTGATTGTCATCATCAACTGAACCTTCAATCAATTCGCCTTCGTCATTCGCCCAGCCACGCAATTTCATATACTGTATCTTTGCCGCTTTCTTTACTTCCGGCAGTGTTTCCGGACTTGTCAGTACATCTTCCAGACGTGAAAGCAATGTGCAGTCGCTGATTTCAAGTATTAAATCACGAACCTTTGCCTCTCTTATTTTCGTTTGAAGTTCCGATTGAATCTGAGCTTTTGGCTTATCTGTTCCCGTTGTCTTTGCTTCTGCTTCCAAAACAGTTGGTTGTTCAGGATTTACCGGAACAGGATTCACCGGTGTTTCGTTTACTTCTTCCAGGATA